GAAACAATTCCTGTAATAACATTATTATCTGCGCTCTTGATAGTTTCAATAACAGTCCACGGATTAAATCCGTCAATTGTGGCCTGCGTTAAGATTGTCAGCGCAACTGTTTCTGCACTAGGGCTTTTAAAACCTCTAGTTTCTAAATATCCAGTTAGAGAAACTAGTGCTTGATTATTAATTTGTACTCCTGTACTACCTGTGGTTCGATTGAGTACAGCAATAGAAGCATCACTGCTTGATGCTGATTTTTGTGTAGGTAAATTATTATATGCCATTAAGCCCACCATTCGTCTTGTTGTTCATCTGTGTTATTTTCTGCTAGTTGAATATCTGCGTTTGTAGGACCTTCATTTATTCCTTCAACATTATCACTAGCGACCTGGATATCATTGTTGTTATTTTCTTCTCCAGTATTTTCTGGTTTGTCATTTGCGGCATAGGCTGTAGTTAGCGCACTGGCTACAGTATCTATATTACCTGCTATCTTATCTAAATTCATTTGTACTAGTGCCGGATCTATATATCCATCGCTTTCCATTTGTTGATGTAAAGAATCTAACTTTGCTTGATCTCCTGCTTGAATTGCAGCATCAAGTTGAGGTTGGTATTCAGCCTGTAGTCTCTGCATAGACCCAAGTTGATCAGCATAGTTACCTTTTAGAGTATTCTGTTCGTCTCTTAGTGTTTCTAAACTAGCTACATCTTCAGGCAACGGATCAGGTAAACTAAGAGCAGTAACATCATAAGGTGTGCTATCTCCAGCATTGTCGTCAAGCATAGGAGTCGGTTGTACTCCCGTTTCTGAAGCAGTAGTGCTTGAATCTTTTTGTGCCGGTATATCAATACCTTTAGGATTAACTCCTGCCTTGCCATCTGATTTATTAAACAAACTTCTTATTCCAGCAAATCCAAGAGTAGCTGCACTTATCACTGATTTATTTGTTAACAGTCCTGCTGCCGTTAGGCCTAACCCTCCAGCTGAAAGAGGATTGCCAACTCCTTGTAAACCTGTAATAGCACCAAATACATTATCTGCTCCAGTTTTATTTAAAGCGTTACCAATACTTCCTAGCACACTCAGTGGACTAGGTGATTGGTCATAATGTATTGTAGCGAATCCCGGTGGATTGTCAATTGACACTTGACCAGTGCCGTATAATACAGTTTCATACGCAATGGTCATTTTATTTTCTTGTACTTTATTTGTGGTACTTACATCTAATTTATCATGTGTCCACTCTGTGATAATTGGATTGACTAAAGTGAATGAAGTAAATTGTTGTTGATTTAACTGATATATTGTAATACTATTAAAAAAAGGAACAGTCTGTCCGTTGTTAAGACCATAGTTACCTGAGGGGTGTAAAAATGTGTCTTGATATTTGTTATCAGTATACCCTGAAGTTTTATTACCTACTGCTTTGCCAATCGCACCTCCAATAATACTACCTAGGCCACCACCTAATGCTTTTCCAATTGACGATCCAATGTTACGAGTTTGAATACCGTTAGCTAGAGGATTTTGCCCATCAGCATAGTAATAGTTGTAATAATAAACCCACAATCTATGCGTAACGTTACTCATGTCATCATGAAAACTAATGTTTAATGGATTGTAATTTATTTTCTTCTGAACTAGAGTTTTTCTATTATACTGATTTACATACTCTTGTTCAATTGTAAACTTAGGTAAGTCTGCGGCTTTAACCAACATACCTAATTCTTGTTGATGGCGGCCTTTCCAATCATCTGGAAGTCTAATTGCTTCTTTAATAAGTCCCAAGATACCACTACCTTGGCCGGGTCCAATTGCGCCGCCTGCGGATCCTTGTATAGCTTCTTGGCTTATGTCAAAACTAACATAAAAAATCCAACTATTTTTAGGAGCAAGGGCAAACTGATTATTAACAAATAATCTCGAGGCGTGTTGATAGTCGCCCAGGTTACCGTGCGGGTCAAGTATCCCGCCACCAACTGATTGTAAAAATGATCCGATAGACATGCTAATATTTAGTCGTAAAAAAAGCCCGGGGAATTCCGGGCTTTCTATTGCCTTGCTGATTAACCTGTAATCAATGAACCTAGTGTACGACCAACTTGCTGGCCAACACCCAATGGATTTCCAGCACCGTCTGTTTGGATCGCATTGTCGAATTTCAATGTCATTGCGATTTGAACAGCTTCACTGGTCTTGTAATCTAACTGTTGGTAATCAACATCACTTAAGAAGCAACCATCGATTTCCCATGTTTCGAGAACGTTAGGAGTATCTTTACCGTTACCGCCATCAAGCATTTCGATGATAGTTGTAAACTTGTAATCAATACCGCTACTAGCAGAAGCCTGCTCGTAGAAGTCGAATTGTTTCTGTAGTTGTTCTCCAACTAGTTTTGTAACAGCACCTGTCATGTCATCACGTACTGTTAGAGTCATATCGCCCCAACTATGTTTACCAGCTAGTTTTACCTTGCTGTTGTAAACGTCAATTGCGATTTCTTCAAAAGTAACTTTTGGACGAGTAACGTCAACTACCTGTTTTGTAATTTCAGTAGTTGGTGCGCTAACACCGAAGTTGCTTAATGTAACTCTAAAACGATACTTTAGCTTAGGCATCAACAAGCCTTGATTGCTTGAAGATTGGCCTGTGCTTAACGGTACTGTAAATCTGCTTAAACTTGCGATTGCCATATTAGTTGCTCCTGTCCTTTATATTTACCATTAAGCTCCGGCGGAAATTGCGCCAGTATTTTTCAAGCGTAGAGGAATATAAATGAATTCCACTGACTTAACTGGTTCTATCGCAATATCAACCCAAAGTTGGTTTTGATCAATTCTAGATGGAGTATTGTTTGACGTATCACAAACTACAAGATAGTCGTACAACGCTCTTTGTCCTACTAGTTGTAATAGGAAGCTCTCAATTGTTCTCTTAATTTCGCCACGTGTGATCGAGTCATTAGGCTCAAACAAGTATGGTTTTACAATTAAACCTAGTTGACGGCGAACGTATGCTGTTAGACGAGCAACGTTAACACGATCTAAACTACTTGCTGCACTAGCACGAGTATATTGACCCATTACAACAATACCAGCACCTGACAATGTTGCGATTGGATTAACTTTAACCTGCGCCATTACATCGCGGATATTTTGTGGCAATGCTGTTGTATGGAACTCACTAGTCTGAGCATTAATGTAACCAACTGAGCTTACATTGTCAACAACACCACGACGGATACCTGCTGGAGCAAACCATGGATAACTCTTCTGGTCGCTTTCTGCAATTGTACGTAACATGATATGACTTGGCGGAACAACAATATAGTTTCCTGTATTGTCTGTTGTGTATCCGCTTGGATAGTAAAATGCCATGTAGTCGCTGTAACTTGTTGCGCCATCTGTACCATTATCAAATGCGCCGTTGGAGTTGTTACCCCATGCTAACAATGATGTACCATCTGGTGTCAATGTCATAGGCGTATCACCGATAACAAACGCTGTATCTTGACGATCGTTGTTTAAGGCAATTAAGTTTTGTACAGCTTCTGGATAACCAGGGCAAGCAATTAAGTTGTATACCAATGTATCAGTATCGCGAATTGTTGCGCTTGTGTCAATCAATGCTTTTAGTGATTTAACTACTAGAGCACGTTGAGCATGGTGACCAAAGCTACCAGCACCTGTTGGTTGATTAGGACTTACTGTGACCCAGCGAGCTGTGTTATATATAACATTGCCACCGGATCCGTCCATAATTTGATTTTGATAACGAATATTTTTACCGCTGTTAGAGTCTACGTTAATGTAGTTAGCATGGTATTGTTTAACGTTAAATCCTGAACGACGTAGATTCCATAGACGTGTGCCTTTTGGATACAATGCTGGATCCGGAGCATCTGGGTCTACATAATCATAGGTTAATAATTTTTGTACGCTATCTGGAAGTACATCGTCACCTGCTCCGCTCCAACGAGCATCAGCAAACACCCAACCATTTGGACTTGTTTGATCTGTAGGATCTTGTTGTACCCACTTTAGAGTATTACCGTTCCATACGTAGATATTCATACCGTATTCGCTAATATCAGCAGTACTGATCCAAATATCACCGTTTACTAGGTCTGTGCCATCGCTTTGTCCGCCAGTTAATTTTGGAGCAGTTGCGCTAACGATAGGACCATTTGGACTTGTATTAGGGTATACATTTTTGTAACCGCGCCACTTAGTACCATCATGAATCATAATGTCTACCTGGTCAACTACAGAGCTGTACCATAGTGTACCGTCTGCTGGATCCTGGAATGGAGCCATTGTAGTTGCTTCAAACACTAGCGGTTGCCAGTTAGAAGCACGATAGTCAAATCCGCCTACTACTACGTCTGCGTCATATTGACCTACACGATATAGGTTAGTAGTACCGCTAGCAACGCCTGCCGCGCTACGTGACCATGGAGTAAAGCCCATGAATGCCAATGGACTGTTAGTGAGATCGTTTAGACGAATTTCACCACCCTGGCTGTGACTAATAGTTAACTGATATGATGTTGCGTCATAGCTAGCAGAAATATATGAGAAACCATTAGCTCCTGCGTTGATATACTGCGCAACCTTATCTAGTGTATCACCTGGTTGAATAGTAATTGTAGCGGCAGTACCAAATGTTGCGTTATCGCCAGTACTTTCTTTTAGTGAGAAGCTACTTGTACTAACAAATGTTAATACGCCACTTGCTGTAGGTGTTGTAACACTGGTTGGACCTGTAGAAACTCTGCGACGAACTTCAAACCCAGCCAACTGCGGTTGACCTGCTAGACCAATACCGTTGTCAGCGTTAACTTCGACGTATACAGACCCTACAGGAATATTCTTACCAAATGCTACTGGGTCTAGACCTAAAATTGCAGCTTCTGGGCTAGAGTATAATGGAGCCTTGATTGTGGTCCATGATTGGCTAGACTCGCTGTAGGTTTTAACGTTCCAATAAGCACCAACGTTAGGACTTGTTGTCTTAACATAGATAGAACCTGTTGGGTTTGATGTAAAGTCTGGGTAAGCTGTGTGCGGACCTTGGAACAATGCTGGTGGAAGATATGTACCTGCTGTTAAACCTAATGAAGTTAACAGCGTTGCTGTACTACCAACCTGAATTTTAATTAATCCATCTTGTACATCTCTATTTTGAATTGTAACACTTGGAACACTAGTATAACCCTTAGCAGATCGAACTGAAATAGATGTTACTCCACCGTTTGATACAACCACGTTAGTCACTGTGCTTCCACCGCTAACAACAACTGTTGGAGCAGTAGCATAATCTACACCAGGTGCGCTAACAACTATACCACCAATTTTAAATGTCAAGTTAATTGTAGCGGCTGTACCAGTACCAGTATTAACTGTTGTAACAGCACCACTTGGATTTGGAATAGATATGTATTCGCCTATGTTAAGAATAGTAGCCGATGTAATAGCACCGGTTGTTGTATTAACTGCTGTAACTGTAACTTGAGCAACTGTTGTTGAAGTTGTTGCTGAACCGCCTAGAATTGTAAGAACGTTGCCAACTGAGTAGCGTGTACCGCTGTTAGCAAATGCAATTGTGTCAACTTCCATTGTTGCGTAGGCTGCAGCACCACTAGCACCATTGCTGGCCGCTGTAGAATCTGCGTACAATTGAATGTAATTACCTGCGCCTACTAGTGCGTTAACACCGTGTGTGCGCATTACGCTATTGATACTTGATACCATAGCTGTTAAATTACTTCCGCTTAGTGTAACAGTCTGGCCGTTAATAAGCATTGTTGAACCGTTAAGGCTTGTTAAATCGCCTACAACTGTTGTACCTGTTACAACAGGAAAACTTGTTTGCCAGCATGTTGAGCTAAATGAACTACCTGCTGTAAACCCTGTTTCTGTATTAGAACCAACTAATACCCAGTTACCTGATGTATTTTTGTACCATAGTTGAATTTTGTTTGTACTTGTTGCTGTAATAGCGTAAGTACCAGCAACTCCCAAACTTGCTTTAGGAGTAAGACCATCAATACCTAAGTATGTTGAAGCATTGTCATTATCGATAACAACTGGAACTTTATTGGTAAAGGAACCTGTAACTTCGTTCCATTCAAAAATACCCCATGTAGTATTTGATGTAGTGTCTAACCAGTATGTACCATCTGCGGCTGCGCCTGCTGGAGCACTAGATGACGGTAACAATTGACCTAAGTCTAAATCTGCTCTAGTAACGTATGCTTGTGAACTAACACCTAGCAAACTGTAAGCGGCCTGTAAACCATATTCGTTTAGCTCTCCGCCGTTGATTGGATTACCGCCAGTATCTGTATAGAAACTTGGTGTACCAAATGTATCTGTTAAATCTCGTTGACTTGTAATTACGTAAACTTTGCCAGCATTGGCTTTTAGTGTACCAGCGGCCATTCCTGTTCCGCTAGCGTTCATTTTGTCTTGTGCTGAAGCAACAACTATCAATGGTACAGTTCCCGGAGCCGCTGGGCTATAAAAACTTTGATCGATTACTTGTACTTCTACGCCTGGTGAATTAAGTGCCATTTGTCATTCTCCCATAAATGGATTTTCTTTAATATATTTAGTGTGGTTTGGTAAAAACAACCGGATTAAATACATTCGAAAAGGGCACTAAAAGGGCAGTATGAGAAAACTATGTAAAACTTGCGGTACAAGACCGGTAGCTATAAACTATTATAAAGAAGGCAGACCGTTTTATCGGTCAAAGTGTGATCATTGTGCTAGAGGATTAGGCGCAGGTGTCCCCGCTTGGAAACAAGCAGGATATAAAAAGAAAGATATCTGCGACAAGTGTGGATTTAAATCTAAGATTTCAGAAGTGTTTAACGTCTTTTATGTTGACGGAAATTTAATTAATAACCGCCCTAGCAATTTAAAAACTGTATGTGCTAATTGCCAACGAACTCTTCATAGAGAAGGAGTTAAATGGAAGCAGGGTGATTTAACACCTGATTTTTAACCTGTGTAAACAGGTCATCGATACTACCATTATTATCTAATATGTAATCAAATTGTGTTCCTACCCAGGCAGTTTCACTAGCATGTATTTTGGCATTTTCTAAGATTCGTTTGCTGGTTGCCCAAGTTACGTTGCCATCCGCACCTCGATTTGCGCTAACTGCGGCATCATACCATTCGGGTTCTGGTCCACGAATCACGCGAACCACGAGCCCACCGGCGTCTTTAATTGATTTAATTTCGTTGGGAAATCGACAGTCGCTGATTACAATATTATCTGTACTGTTAAGCAGTTTGTGTTCTAGTGCGGCAATCCAAATGTCATCATTGAACCCTTTGCGGCATACTTCTGTGCCCCAATACTGTAAGACCCACCGAGGAGTTAAATGAGACATACCCAAGCGGTTTGACCACCATGGATCTACTTGTTCACGCCATTCTCGGGCACTGGTTGTACGCCCTTCTAACATGGTTCGGTCCCAACCAAACACTTGTGCTACTGCGTCTTTAAGAGTATTTGCGAAACTTTCTCGTCTAAAACCATGAAAGTTGGTAAGATAATCAGCAATAGTATCTTTGCCTGAACCAATAAAACCGCACACACCTATAATCATAAGAGTCCCCTAAAGTAACTCTAATTATATAACAGTTAGATTACAAGGTCAAGAATTTTTTAACCAATTACAAATGTTAATGGTTGCCCGCCATCTTTGTAATTGATAATATCTTGTTCTAGTATTTCTATTTCGGCTTTGCCTTCTGCTTTAAGGGCCGCACCGTTTAGACTTGTGCCGCCTTGTGGGCTGGCAATTTGAGCAAACTTTTCGCGAGCTTCGCCTAGCATTATCTTACAGTTTGCTAGAGCATAATCTTTAATCCATACACCCGCATAGTTGTCTTGAAATAATACAAAATCTGGACGCTGATTGTACATCCATAATAGCACATTTTCGTCGCCTTGCGGACGTTGACTAATGCGCAAACGTCTAGTAGGTTGATCAAACTCAAAGTTAATAAAACTACCAAACATTTTACCTACTAGGTTTTGATAACTAGCAAAGGCAAAATATGTAGCTAGACCGCCCATGTTAGAACTTGCTAGCAAATAGGTATTTGTATAGGCTAGGTTAAATGGTTCAAATAAACTGCCGCCGTCGCCCCCGCCTGTTCTAGAACCAATACTTCTACGAAATACCTGTCTAACTTGCATTACTTCCGGGGCAAGTATATATTCGTTGACGTTTTGCTTTAGAGTTAAAAAACCAAAACTTTCTTCTGTGGAGTGTTGGCTACGCTGACGATATTTTAATAAAGCACGTTTAATTGCTATATCGTAGTGTTTTGGGTCCAACTCGACGTCGATCATACCATCGCCTAGAAAGGTCTTGATATAATCTATTACTTCTTTATATGCATTATCTAAATCGCTCATGTAACTATTTACCATAAATACGATACTATGCCAAGACTCTCTCTTTATCGTCCCGAAAAGGGCAATGATTTCCGTATGCTTGATCGTGTAATTAACGAGCAATTTCAAGTGGGCGGAACTGACGTTTTTATACACAAATACTTAGGGCCATCGGTTGTAAGTACTGCTACAGTAGCCGGAGGGGTTACCAGCCTTGCTAATCCTACTACTCCTGAATTAGGAATACAAGACGTTATATTCATGGAAAATAGAGACAGAAGTTACGATCCTGATATCTATCAAATTCGTGGAATTTACACCATGAACGATATTGATTTTAACCTAAGCCAATTTGGTTTATTTTTAAGCAATAATGACATCATGATCACATTTCACCTACGTGGGTGTGTAGAAACTATAGGTAGAAAACTAATGGCAGGCGATGTTTTAGAACTGCCGCACCTAAAAGATGAATATGCGTCTAACGATGATCTAGTGGCATTAAAAAGATTTTATGTAGTTACAGACGTTAGTCGCCCTGCGTCGGGTTACAGCCAGACATGGTATCCACACTTACTACGTGCTAAACTTGGACCGTTAGTTGATAGTCAAGAATTTGCTGAAATACTTAATGCCAGTGCCGGTGATGGTAATAAGACCTTACGCGATGTTCTTAGCGTATACAGTCAAAATATTGCTATTAATAACGCCATTGTTGCGCAGGCCGAAGCTGATGCGCCATTAAGCGGATACGATACAACTCCATATTTTGTGTTACCTCTCAAAGACGACGGTACGGGTGCTGGTACATTAATGACCGAAGATGCATCAATGACCGATGTTGATGCTAGTCTAGAAAATCCTGCTGTAGATGCTAGTGCTGTACTAAAAAGTCCTGCTACTAATTTGTACGTAGGAAAACTGAATGAAAGCGGTATACCGCCTAACGGCGCACCTTACAGTTTTGGTATTGCTTTTCCAATGCATGGTGTTGTTGAGGGACAATTTTTCCTTAGAACAGATTTTGTACCTAACAGATTATTTAGATTTGATGGACAAACATGGGTCAAATGGGCTGATAATTTACGCATGACAATGACAAATAATTACGACCCGACTATGTCTAATCAAGATCCTACACAACCACAAAGTGATACACGCAATCGTATATCGCAAAAAACTGGCTTTATTAATAATAACAATACTGCTACTATCGCAGGTAAAGTTGTTCACGAACGTCAAGCTCTAAGTAAAGCATTGAAACCAACAGCGGATAATTAAAATGGAACATTTTTACGACGGGCAAATAAAACGCTACATCAATCAGTTTATGCGACTGATGAGTAATTTTAGTTATAAAGACGGTAAAGGAAATTTAATACAAATTCCTGTGCGCTACGGTGATGCTAGCAGACAAGCCGCGTGGGCATTGACCAAAAATTCAGAAAACATTATTAACTCTGCTCCGTTCATTGCCTGCTCTGTAAAGGCATTTGATTACGATAGAAATCGTATACAAAATCCGTATCATGTTGATAAGATTAATATTCGCGAACGTGCCTACGATGACGTTGGACAAGAGTACCTAAATGAACAAGGTGAAAACTATACTATCGAAAGGCTAATGCCTAGCCCATTTAAACTAACTTTTGTTGCCGATATTTGGTCAACAAATACAGAACAGAAGTTACAGATACTAGAACAAATCTTAGTGTTGTTTAATCCAGCAATGGAAATACAAACCAGCAATAACTTTGTAGATTGGACCAGTTTAAGTTATGTTGAGTTAACTGGCACAACTTGGACCAGTAGACAAATTCCTCAGGGAGTTAGTAATGACATTGATATTGCTACACTTACTTTTGATACTCCTGTATGGATTACAACTCCTGCTAAGGTTAAAAGATTGGGTATTGTTACTAAAATTATTGCCAACATTTTTACAGAACCAGAAGGTGACACGTTGAATACTGGCTTAGACTTTGGTATTCCTGTGGCAAGACATACTGCTAGTCCAGGCAATCTTAGTGTATACATTGTTAACAATGTTGTTACACTAATACCAAACGGTGACCCAATTTTAGGTAATGAATATATTCAAGTGCCTATCCCAGCTGGTCCCACAGTTAACTGGCATACTATTTTAGATTTATTCCCTGGAAAATATCGTTCAGGACTAAGTCAACTAATGTTTACTAAACCCGATGGCACAAATGTTGTAGGGGTTGTTACATTAAATCCTAGTGATGATAGTCAAATGTTAATTAACATTGATCCAGAAACTGTACTTAACACTCCTTTGCCAGATCTTACAGACACCTATACTAGAGGCACAATTAACGCAATCATTAATCCTACAACATTTAATCCAGGAGAAAACATTGCTGTCGATACACGTTATCTAATCTTAGAAGACATCGGTGATTTTAGAACACCCGACGGGCAAGGCCCACTTGCCTGGAGGAACTCAGACGACACTGATTTTCATGCGAAAGCAAATGATATTATTCAATGGGACGGAATTAGATGGAATATTATATTCGATTCTACTACTACAACTACCTCAATATACATAACTAATTCATATACAGGTATACAATACAAGTGGGACAGTGAAGCTTGGACCAAGAGTTATGAAGGTGTATATGATCCGGGTAGTTGGCGTTTAATTCTATGACAAAGATAATATGTAGTGGCGGAATATTTTTAGCAAAAGATACTAAAAGATTTCTATTTTTATTGCGTAATCAAGGACGTACTGCCGGTACATGGGGCCTAGTTGGCGGAAAACAAGAGCCAGATGACGCCACCGCATATCAAGCACTTGAACGAGAAATAAAAGAAGAAATAGGAAAGAATCCGCCTATTAAAAAGATCATTCCGTTAGAATTATACACTAGCGAGGATCAAAACTTTCATTTTAATACCTATGTATTGATTGTAGAAAAAGAATTCATTCCTACACTAAATGAAGAACACGTGGGATATGCGTGGTGTGATTTAAACAATTGGCCTAAGCCTTTACATCAAGGCGTAAAGCGTAGCCTGTCTAGTAAAATTAATAAAACAAAAATTGAAATTATTCTAGAATTACTTGGGTGACGCAAGGCCTTCCGGTTGCCATGGTGGACGTAATTCTAGAGACTGTGGTGTAATTTGTGATTGAATTTGTGATTCAATGATAGCCTTGTAGTCATTAAGTGTATCACCTAATGCTCCCACTACCCAAGATTCTGTCTGCTCGGGAGTTAGACTTTCAAATGCTACAAAAAGTTCAGGATCAGGATCACTTAATCCTACAGTATTAAACACTTGGGCGGCATGACCTTCTCCGTCAGAGCCGTTTAAAATAAAATCAACACCGTGTACTACATTGCTCATTCCGTTCAATGTAGGATGTGCGTTAAATCTAACAAAATCCCAAGTGTATGTTATTGTCATATATTATTGTACAATAGTCTTTTCAGTTAATGGACCTGATGGAACTTCTTGTTGCTGTTGAACCTGCGGTACTGCCTGCTGGCTAATAACATCAATTACTGGGCGGCTAAACTTGTGTGGCAATTCATCTAAAGCTGCAATAATTGTATTAACTTGACTTACTTTTAAAACTAAAGTAATTTCAATATCTTCTGCTTGTTGCTGTTGAGCACCGTTGGTTTGTGGTTGCTGATTATTCATAAAATCTCCTAGGATGGTTACTATTAATTATCATCCTAGAACAGACGTTCCGGTATTATTGGCCGGAACAAATGGATCGGGATGTCCTGGATTTAGGTCAGCTGCAGTCAATACAGTACCTGTGCTTGCCCATGGAAGCTCGTGAGCATGAACTTCTGTATGCTCTTGAACAGCAAT